ACACAAGAGCGCCTAACCTACCAACGTTGCGTCCTGTGCCTTCTTCCACTGCGATTACCTTAAGATCAACAGTAATGTTTGGCTTCCATTTAAGCCAATGCGTTGTGCGCTTACACTCGTATGGAGCATTAGCGTCCTTAATCATAATACCTTCGTAACCCTGTGCGATGCATTCATCAGCATAACGGTGCATTATGTCAATGCCTTCGCCCGTGTTTAAATCCACACGCAAGAATGGTTCTACAACGAGATTAGGTTCTTCTTCAATACGCACACGCAAGGCATGCAACATATCTGTGCGAGAAGACTGTTTTACACGGCTCACACCTTGCATGAATCCACCGTAGTTAATGATATCAAAAATATGGAATCGACTGTCACTAGCATCTGCATTGTGCTTGCGGTGTGCTTGGCGCATGAGTGTTTGAAAATCATCGCTCATCATTTCGCCATCGAGTACAAAGTTAGGTGTACTCATTGCGTTTTGTATCACTGGCAGCACACGCTTAATCTGCGGAATAATATGATCAAAGTTTTCAAATTTCTTGCCATTCCGACTGTAAATATCAACTTGTCCGTGAATGCAAAGAACAACAACACGCACACCATCTAGTTTACGTTGTAAAATCTTATCACCTGTCATTTTCTTTTCTTGCTTGGCCGAATCTGTAGCAAGCTGGCATTCAAAAACAGGGATCTTTAAATCAGTGTTGCCTAGATATTTGTTGAATGTTTTTAGTGTGGCACCTACACGCAGATCTTTTTGGATTACCGGTGCGCAAAAACTGTTCCATTCATCAGAATCAAAACGCTTGGACATTGATTCTACTGCGAAAACAGCATCGTTTCCAGTAAGTTTACGATCATTTAGATCCGATAATAGTGTTCGCCATGCTATCCAGGGATTTTCTCGGTTAGTTAAACCCTCTGTAACAGGTACTTTCTTAATGTTATAAGTTAAGAATGGGCTGTATGCTGCAAATGCACCAAACAAAAACCATTCTGCAGATTTATCACCAAGTGTGCGTGCTGCAAGTGCCTGTTCGATAACCTTTTCCTTATGGAGACGGCTATTGCTTTCATTCATTTTATGAATCCAGCTAGCTGGCATATTAACCTACTTTAATGTCTTGTACCGCTTCGCGGAATGAATCGGAAGTTACAGATTGATCGAGATATTTTACGGTCCATAGTCCTTTTTTAGGATCATGAATTGCACTCATACCATACTGTGCCATTAAGCGCACAGCTTCTTTGTGTGTAATACGTGCTTTACTATAGCGTACATTCTTTGTATCACAGCAAATTTCATGTGGATCGCATTCAATACACACACCGGGAATTTGATTTGCAAATAACTTAAATAAATTGCTCACAAATCTAGCAATAATAGCAAATAGTCGTTTAAAGAAAGTAATCATAGTTATTAATCAGTTGAAATATTAGCAATCGCTTCGTCCACTGAATAAATTGCTTCTTGAAACTCGCCAGTTCCATCGGCGGGATCTGTCGGGGTATTTGGAACATTGTCCATGCCGACACCAATTGTGTTTAGTGCAGAAATATTGCGTCCTTCACGTAATGCACCAACAAGTGCTTGACCAGCCTGCGTTGTTTGATCTGCCATTTTTTCTAGTAATTCTGCGGGGCCACGATATTCGTTTTGATTTGCATATGTATGCAAATTTTGCACCATGTTAAGGATGCTTTGTTTGTTACTTGGTGTATCAGCAAACACTACACCCGCTTCTTGTAATACACGCAGCTCGGTTTCGATTTGATTGACAATTGCATCGGTTTGTTCGTTGGCCGCAGATACATCGCTGGCATTATTGTTTACAATAGTATTAAAAATAGTAATTGTATCTGCCAATATAGCATCAAATCCATCTTGATAATTATCGTATGACCCAGCACCAGGATATCCTCCGGGTATTGTTGCATAGCTAGGAGGAATTCCCATGCCAACATCGCCTTCGTCGGGTGTTCCATAAACATCGTTGCAAAAATCAATCATGACATTGAAAGGTTTGTTAACAGAACCATATAGTGTCGAAAATTTGCCATCTGTGTCCATGCCACCTACTATGTTAATTAATGCTGTGTATGCATCATTGTGCGTAATTCCAGCAGGGGTACCTATACCGTCACTTAAATAGTATCTGCCATTGGATCCTGATCCAGTAGCAAATGCTGAAGTATAATATGAGTATACGCTATCTGGCACAGGTTTGTCAAGAGAATTAATTAAATCCAGCCCGTAATTTGTCTGAATTTTTTGCACAGCCTCGCCTAACTGCTCTGATCTAAGATTTCGTACATTTTTAATTTGTTGTAAGGCATAGCGCATAGCTGCGTTAGCATCTGCCAACCCAGTCGGCAGTACTCCATAATATTCTTTTCCCAGATCCTTGAATAAATCATTAACTGCATTCGCACCCACATAAATTTTTTTATAACCAGTCTTGTGCGGACTCGTTAACGTTCGGTATGATAACGGGAAAATCTTCTGAGTATCCATTAAATCAGCAAGTGTTCGGATTCCATTCTGGATATTAATTCTTAATACCGATTTAATTGTTTCTAATTTTGTACCAGTGACTGTTTTGAAAGCATCGTAACATTTTTTTTGTATAAGCAATGGCAATGTCTGATTATTTTCTAATCCAGAAATCTTTGATGCAAGTGCTGAAGGGTTAACTCCAGCTTTAGTTAACTCTTCTGAAATGTATAATAGCAATCCCCTCGATGATAACTTAGCAATGAGTGATTGTGGTGTTCCGTATGTGTTAAGTTTATCTAAATCAATCAACAATCCGGTGTTAATTAGATCTGCTCCGAATTCTCTTGTTGCTAAACTGATGCTGGATATACTTCCAGTCGTAAGTTCATCCATGTTAGAAAAAGTTAATTCTAACTGTGATTTTGATGTAATTGCTGCATCAATAAACGTCCCTGAACTGGCAATATACGCCATTACTGTATACATCTGAACAACAAATTTGCTTAAATCGCCGTTGCCCAAAATGTTATTAGCATGCGGTGGTATTTCGTTGGTGAGTCTGTTTGTAGCTGATCCAAACCCTGCACCGGCAGGCATGGTGTTATTCATTCCGGGAAATGAGTTTGCAGTAAATGTTTGGAAATTTGATAAATTTACTTGTGTGCAGTTTGCTTCTACTTCTGCCGAAGCTGCAACTACACCAATTGACTTGTATTCCAAAATATTGATCAACAATTGACGATTAATCCCCAACCCTGTATTGTTCACCAGTCCTTGACCGGCAATTAACATTAGAGGACTAAGTATACCGTACATTATAATCCCACAATAACGTTAGGACTACCGGTTGCTCTTGAATGACCGCAGGTATCAGGACTACCAACAAACACCACAGGCCTTCCACCTGCAAGTACTCTCGGAGCACCCATGGTAGTACTTGCACCGCAATGTGCTCCGCAACCTTTTGCACCACAACACGGGTGTGGGGTAACACCGGTGCCTGGGGGAACTACAGGTCGTCCGTTCGCTAGAACCGTAAAGACACCAGAAGTTGCAACACCTCCTGCACTGTTCACATCTCCCATTCTAACAACTAGTGGCATATTATCCTGTAATAATCTTCTTACTTGGTGTGCTAATACCAGTTACAGCCTGCGTGTACGCTGAAATGACATCTTCTGATGTTTCAGACACCATGGTTACATTTTTAGTATTTATGGTGATTTTTCCTGCTGGATTTGCGGTAAACATGCTGGGAATCATTTGTACACCTTGTGGGGTCATTGCAACACTAACTGCATGATCCAACACGAGTTCATCCGCACCGATTGCGGTAACTTTACCTACTACTTCTTCGCCTGAGTTAAGTTTAAAACTATAAATTTCGTCTGTTTTTAAATCGAACATTTAAAATTCCTTATCTATAATAGAGTGTGTTCTTTCCGGAAAATAATCTTGTTGTACTCCTTCTCTGTACAAGTCAAGAGTAATACAATGGAGCCCACCATCCCAGAAATAACGATGTCTCCATGGAACAAGAACTGGTTCCATATTATGTTTTTTTAAAAATTTTACCACCGTTGGATTAAGATTATTAACACAAACATGATGTTCGTCTAAAACTAACACATTTACATCAAACACAGTTTCTTCTACATAACCTACCCAGTCATTGAGCCAAGTCTCAACAAAATGGGTAAATTCAGAATTATCTTCTTGTCCAGGTACCCACCACTTGCCGCTAACTTGCCTTTTGAGTTTCAAAAAACCTTCAACTTTGTCCAAACCTTGGTCTGGAAGATAACATACATCCCAGCCTGGGAATGTTTCAGAATAATTTTGCACATCATACAGTGATAAAATTGCTCCAGGTTTTATAGGATGGAAGTTTCCGTCTGCATGACCATCAAGTTCATGGAAATTAACATCAAAGTCTTTAAAATACGGTAGTGATCGCAACATATCTAGTTCAATTTGAGTATGATAATTGGTTTTAGGCACAAAAACCTGGGTTCCAATCATCATAACAGTAGCCGACGACAAGGAAATAAAAAAGTTGTAATCAAGGTCTTGTAATTCTTTCCAAACATGTGGTTTAAAAAAACTCTTGTTTTGATGATTAACTTTATAATCTGAATATTTAGGCCAATCTCCAGAAGCACGGCACCAAATTTCGTTGTATTTAAATTCTGGTAACGGCGCAGATCTACAATCCCTTGTGTCATTAGAATATTGTTTTAACGCATCAGCAATCGAAAAATGATCGTATTGTGTGATTAATGCGGTATTTCCTATAATTAACTGTGCATCGCGAGGTTGCAATGGAGATTTTGGAACTCCTTGCCTGCCGTGTAATGCGCCGTTTTTTTCATTGACATAATTCATGATAGAATCATTGTGATCTAGTTCCGGACGTATAACAGTACACCCGAAATCTTTCAATACTGATTCATAATATAGCAAATCTTCCTGGGTTTCGTCTGCAATTTGCGTCAATGCCGAACGTATGCGGTTATTTTTAATGTCTCTGAAAAATTCAGCAGAATAACAATCGCCCAACATTACCGTTTTGAGCGGATTCCATTTATTCCAAATGTTGTATTTGCCGTTCAAATTAACCGTTCAATAACGAGCGTATGCCTACATTACCGGCATTTTTAAGCCCAGTTAATCCACCTTCTAGTAATTTATCGTTCACATAGATTTGCGGAACAGAACGATGGCCTTCATTTAATAACCAGGACCGTGCTTCTGAGTCCTGCTCGATATTAATGGTGTTGTATTCAAAACCAAATGCTTCTAGCAATTGCTTTGCTTGGTCACAATATGGACAAGTTGTTTTTGTGTAAATTTTAATCATAAACTAAATCCTTTGAATGTATCTTCTGTTATGTCTTGTTTAGTGCCGCCAACCACATACGAAGAAATTTCCGTTTCTTGTGGGGCTACTTGTACTTCTCCGCCTGCGATCCACTTTTGTGTCCATGGTAGTGGATTAGAGCCGCCCTTATACGGAGTATCTAGACCCAACGAAGTCATGCGTTTGTTAGCAATCCATTCTACATATTCCACAAGTAATTGTGCATTAAGACCAATCATTGATCCATCCGTGAACAAATAGTCTGCCCAACGCTTTTCCTGCTCAACTACATCAATAAACAGTTGTTGTACTTGATCTTTACATTCTTCGGAAATTTTAGCAAAATCCGGATCGTCTTTTGGCAGGATCTTAATCATTGTTTGCGTGCTTGCTAAGTGAAGGTTTTCATCACGACAAATAAGTTTAATAATTTTAGCATTGCCTTCCATCTTTTTAAGTTCCGCAAATGCCCACGAACAAGCAAACGAAACATAAAAACGAATGCCTTCCAGTGCATTTACACTGTTAATAGCAAGCCACAATTTCTTCTTAAGATCATATAAATCTACAACAACATCATTGCCGTTTACTTTGTGCTTGCCTTCGCCTAGCAACTGATACCATGCACTTGCTTCGATTACATCGTCATAATATTTTGAAATAGATTGTGCTGTTTCATAAATTTCTTTAATGTCTAACAGTTCATCGAATACACGACTTGGATCTGAATAGATGTTGCGAATGATGTGTGTATATGAACGACTGTGAATAGTTTCATTGAACGCCCAGGTTTCAATCCAGGTTTCAAGTTCTGGAATGCTGACAATAGGCAATAGGGCTAGGTTAGGCGAACGTCCTTGAACACTATCAAGTAGAATTTGACGCTTTAGGTTACTGGTAAAAATATGTTGTTCGTGATCGTTTAGATCTTTGAAGTCTTTAGCATCTCTTAAAACATCTACCTCTTCAGGTCTCCAAAAGAATCCCAACTGCTTGTCGGTAAACTTATCAAATTGTTTGTATTTTACCGATTCATATCGCTGTAAACCAACACCACCGTTTTTGTCTAAAAATGCTAGTGATGTTAAGTGTTTGTTATTTTTTGTTGGGAATACACTTTTGCTCATAATATTTTTTTCCTTAGATTTTACAACTTTCACAATCGTCTTCTTCAACCATTTTGTTTACGTCAATCTCGCCTTGACCGTCGTATGTGTTGAAATAATAGAGTTGTTTTCCTCCCATTTTATAAAAGAACAAGATATGTTGTAGCATCTCACTCATTGGGATTTTTTCATCTTCATAAAACTGTGGGTTATAACTTGTATTTACAGATATGCCCTGATCAATATACTTTTGTAGCACTGCCATGATCTTTAGATAACCCAGTGGACTACGCTGATCCCATAACAATTCATACTTGTTCTTTAAGTGACGGAATTCAGGAACCACTTGCTTGAGTACACCGTCCTTGGATTGTTTAACTGATACATAGCTGCGTGGTGGTTCCACACCGTTTGTAGCATTTGAAATCTGTGCTGAAGTTTCAGCTGGCATCAGTGCCATTAGTGTACTGTTGCGAATTCCGTGTTCTTTTAATTGTTTACGTAACCCTTTCCAGTCTACAACATCATTGTGTTTAACAAGTTCGTCAACATCTGATTTATAAGTGTCTACTGGCAGAACTCCCTGATGATATTTGGTTTGATCTGACCACGGGCATGCACCTTTTTCTACGGCTAAGTCAGCACTGGCTTTGATCAAATAATAACTCCAGTGCTGTGCCCAGGTGTCAATTAATTTTAAGTCTGGATCTGAATAGTTTGTGCCGTGTTTTGCTAACCAATAGGCTAGATTAATAATACCAACACCTAGCGGTCGGCGGCCTTCTGTTGCAATACGTGCAGCAAGAATAGGATAGTTTTGGTAACTTAATAAATTGTCAAGACCGCGTACTGCTAGTTCACAAGCACGTTGCATATCTTCTGGTTGTTTGAATGCGCCCCAATTTATCGCAGAGAGTGTACAAAGAGCGATTTCTCCGTTTTCGTCGTGTACATCACTCAATGGTTTAGTTGGCAAATCAATCTCACAGCAGAGATTGCTTTGTTTAACAGGTGCCACCTTAGGATCAAACGCACCGTGTGTATTAGCATGGTCCACATTCATTAAATAAATGCGTCCTGTGTCCTTGCGCTCTTGTACAAATTGTGAGAACAGGTCCATGGCTTTTACACGCTTACGACGAATGTGTGTGTTGCGCTCTGCACGTTCGTAGAGTTCGCGGAACAAGTCTACATCTGCAAAGAAAGCATCATATACTTCAGGAACATCATTTGGACTGAATAGTGTAATGTAGTCGTTGTTCAACAAGCGTTCATACATAACCTTGTTAAACTGCACACCATAATCCATATGACGCACACGATTATCGTCTGTACCTTTGTTATTCTTAAGTACAAGTAAATCCTCTACTTCAAGATGCCAGACTGGATAATAAAGTGTAGCAGCACCATTGCGCACGCCACCTTGTGAGCAAGAGCGTGTTGCCGCTTGGAAAAGTTTGTAAAAAGGTATCACACCAGTATGATATGCATCGCCCTTGCGAATAGGACTCTTGATAGCGCGAATGCGACCAGCACCCACACCGATACCTGCTTTCTGCGAAACATACTTAACAATTGAACTTGTGGTTGCATTGATTGAGTCTAACGAGTCGTCTGTTTCAATCAGTACACAACTACTAAATTGACGCTGACTTGTGCGCACACCTGCCATAACTGGCGTAGGCAAACTCACTTGATGTGTACTGATTGCATCGTAGTAATCTTTAACCCAGCGCATGCGAGTTTCACGTGGATAATCAGCAAACAGCGTAGCGGCAATCAGCGCATAGGCCACTTGTGGTGTTTCGTAGATTTTTTTAGTGACACGATTTTGAACAAGGTATTTGCCGCGCATTTGTTCCATGGCTGCATAGGTTAGGTGTTCATCGCGCTCGTGTTTAATAAAACTATTAATATAATCCCATTCTGCGTTATCGTATAGTGCTGGAAGCTCGGGATCATATAATCCAAGGTTAACATTCTGATCAACCAATTTACGAATGTGCCAAGGCTTAAAATCGCCGTATACTTCTTTGCGTAAATGATAACAAATTAATCTACCAGCTACATACTGATAGTTGGGTGTTTCTTCCGAAATTAGGTCTGCTGCTGCTTTAATTAATGTTTCTTGGATATCCGGTGTACTAATACCTTGATAAAATTGTAAATGGCTTTTTAATTCTAGTTCAGATGCACTCACACCTGTGATGTTTTCTGTTGCCCAAAATACAACCTTGTGCATTTTCTCAAGGTCAAGAAGTTCCTTGCGCCCGTCGCGCTTGGTTACCGTAATATCACTCATTTTTGCCTCTTGTTATTCTAGTGTTATGTTGTCGCTTGATAACGATCTTTTGATTTTGAAACCATCAATTGTATTTCTATTTACTATTTCGTTGGGTATATAGTTTAATATGTAGTTATTGTTCACAGCCACAACGTAAAAGTCTTCTAGTTGTAATATGTCAATGGTTTGAATATCTGGATGCTTTAATAGCATTAAAGTATAACAGATTCCCAGGCATTTTGCAAGATCATCATAGATATCATCTGCCAATAAATCCCAGGGAAGTGGCCAAGATTCGTATTCATCCAGATGTAAATAATGGTTGGATAAAGGAGCACGCTGCCACCAGACATCTACTTCTACAAGTGCTGATTCTAGATCAAGAGCGGCAGATTTAGATCTGAGATCTCTCCATTCAAGCAGACGATCATCGTATCGAGTTGCCCACATTATCTTAGGAATTTGACAATGCTATAATTTAAGTTGCAGGTTTGCCCAGTACTGGTAGTAGTATAATTCAGATATAGTTTGTCTGTTACTTGTGAAATAGTAAAAGTTACACCAGTGGTTCCAGATTCAACATAGTCCTCATTGTAGATAGGAGTATTTGATCCGGATTGATCTGGTGCAACAATGATTGTACCAGTGCGTGCTGATGAATCTCTGGACAATGAATATTCAATTCTGAAACCATACACTAAATCAATATCCAGAACTTCATGAACAACCGCGGTTGGTGTAGATACATTGTCAGCAAGTGCGGTAATTAACGAAACTGAACGCTCATAATTTCCATATCTGATGGATTTACCGCCATCAAACGCAATGCCGCCCAGATCGTTAAGTTCAATTCTGGGTTGGCTCAGGTTATCGGTATCGTCTCTAGCAAACATATCACCAAAGCTGATGTTGTTTACATTGTTGATGTTGATTACTGAAACTGCTGGATTGCCAGAACCATTAAAATGGTTTGCTACATCCAAGAACAAGTTCATGGAACTCACGTTGTTAATCACATCACCAATAAAAATACCTTCCACATATATATCATCAAAAATGGTTGCAAATACACGCACACCAGTGGGCCCAGAATTCACAGGCGAAGCACCCAGTGAAACTCCACGATGATGTATTTGCATTCTGCCATTGCTGAATGTTACGCCTTCACAGTTATAATCGATGTACAATCCATAGGTAGTACCAGTGGTTGTGCATTTGTCAAAAATAATGTCCTGTGTGACCAGACTGCTGCTACTTACAACGGTGATGGCTGATGTATTTTCAAAATCATCACGGAGTTCATCTTGTGTTAGCGGTCCAGCAAATCTCACACTGTCAAAGTTACAGGCTATGGATTTTTCAACCAGTAACACACTCATTTGTTCAGTGGTTTCAAAACTCAGGGATGATACTTCGATATACTGTGGGCGAACTGCTCCATTGGTAGCAATGTTAACGCCCGACTGTTGCAGTGAATCCACAGTCTTTACTACATAATCTTCAATGGTACTATCAGGACTGGCGTAACGAATAATTGTGCTTTCTTTGCCTTCACCATAAATTTTAGCGTATGATGGAATTAATATTGTTCCAGTAACCAGATATACTCCTGCTGGAAAAAACAAACTGCGACGTATTTCTTCGTTGTTCTGATTGGTAAACAGTTCGTTCAGAGCACGATTAATTGCATCAGTGTCATCCACTACACCGTCGCCCACTGCGCCGAAGTCTTTGACGCTGGCAAAGTCATCTAACTTGGACTGAATTGTTCTGGTAACTGGGTTGGTTGGAGTTGATCCTGTTTGAACCACTACCACTGCTTTGCTGTTTGCGTCCAGTGGACTTGCAACTTCACCTTTGTAGGTATATGAATTAAAAATGCTTAAAATATCAGAATGTTCAGTTAAGATTTCTGTGTTGCCCACAATGGGTGCACCATCTGTGAGGGTTCCGTTGCCAATGAACAATTTTTGTTCATCTATAGCCCACCCGAGTTCACCGCCTGCAAGTTGTGGTAAATTTTCATATAAACCTTTGCGATGAGTTATGCGAGAAATTTGAACGATAGCCATGTGTTTTTGATCCAGTTAATTTATTATACTATTTATACGATCTGGCTTTCATAAAACTGTTCCACTCGCTTCCACCATTCATTGCGCCAGTGTTCAAATTCTGAACCTTCAATGATCCATTCCTGATATTCAGGTGGTTTGGTGTAGATTCCTGGTTCTGATTCTGTGGGGCGAACACACATCAGGATGACACCTTTGTTAATTTTAGTGC